TCTTTAACTATCGGACTATTCTTTTTAAAAAAAGTATAGAAGCTGTAAAGGTTAGGCAACTTATTTCGTTGAAATGCTTTACGATAATGTTGATCGACTACAACTTCTCCTCTATAGGTATAGCTGTGGTTAGCAACATAAAGTTCGCTGTTCTCAATAAAGTATTCTGCCCAATGACTGTAGTCCCTCATGAACAACATGTCTACATCTACGCATACAGTATAGTCAAACGGGGTAAGTTCGTCCATCCATGATCTGCCATTCCAAAACGTCTGTTCATTCCATTCTATAACATGATCAAACACCCAAGGACTCTTGATAGCTTTGAGTTTGTCTTTACTGTCTATCACCAATGCTACCTGATCAAATCCTTGTTTCTGCGTATTTTTTATGCTCAATGCCAGTGCATAGGCCAGCTGTAGATAATCTACAGTTTCATGCTCTGCCACTATCAGTAGATATCCAAATTTCATATCAACTCCAACAATCGATCGCTGTTTCTTACCACACTCTGTTTGTTCATCACATGTATATCAATATTACTAAAAGATGCTGCACAATAGTTTGAATCAAACTTTGGAGATACCAACACAGTTAATTTGTCGGCATCGACTGAGTGTAAGATATCCCTGTCTTGTAATGTCAGTATCGGAGGTAATCTTCCTGTGTAAGATTCTTCAAATCCATCAATAATATGCTTTGCCACACTGAATGCTATATCATTTCTATATTGTCTTGAATCAAATCTATAAACGTCAGCAAAATATCCATAATTATCTTTAATATAATTCACTAGATTAAAAAACATCTCAGTGTTTTCATTCTTGGTGAACATCACGGTGGTAGCCCAATATAATTTTATTCCTACGTCAGATACATATCGATCATGATATCCCAACCTGGGATTGTCATAGATATCATTAGCAGACTCGGCTATCATTAAATCCTTGTCAATATTCCAGTATTCTCCCAATCTTGTAGAAAAAATTAAGAAATCGCTGTCAATTAACAGAGTTCTGTCATAAGGAGTTAGATCCCAAGCTGAACATCGGTTTGAATTTACAAAAGGAATCACCTTGTTAGTTTCGCCATCGTGTAATCTTCGCATGTTATTGGTCTGCGGTCTGTCTGTCACAATAATATGCTCAAACAATTTTTTAGCCTTGTTGTAAATTTTAGATTGCTTCATCCATTCTACGGTAGATGCATCGGTGATCAATGACGCAGGAACCCCGAGATGTTTTTTGGCAAGGCCGCCCGATATAACTGCCATTAGAGCATAATCTAATGCAGGATTATTATGTGCGTAAAGCAGTATACCTCGATTCATGATGTTAACAATTTTTCTACCGATCTGCTTTTTTTGAGATTTTGATTGTGTTCAAAATACTGATTAGTGGCTTCAAAATATCTGCTAAAGCATTCATCTCGAAATTTTTCTAGATCTTCAATTAATACAGGATTATCATTGGTATCTATTAACACCACTCCAGAATTTCGACCCTTGGTCAATAATATTTCTAAAAAGGTCAGCAGAGTTTGGTCAATACGAAATAATCCTCCGTTATGCCCAAGAGTTAACTTGGCGGAAATTTTTTCTTTGAGTATCTTGCGTTGGATTGAAAAGGTCTGCTGATAGTTAGCAAACTCTAAGGCTTTTTTCAGCTGTGCATCACTCATAGTTTCTCCTTGATTATATACGCACTTTATTTAGTGGTATATATCTATAGAAGGAAAAAACTAGGGCGAAGGTGCTGCTATGCTGATCGTAGGCAGTGTCACACTAAAAGGTGTAAATGCTGGTGATAATACTCCAGTCGCATATAACACATTCACATTGACCGTAAAGGTTCCATCTACTGCATCACCGGGGGGAGGACTAGTAGCCTCAAATGGATCTGTGTAGTTGTCAACGAAACGCACACGTAATTGCAGAATTCTTGCTGACCCTGTACTGTTATCTGATTGATCCACACATCTGGCATCTATCTGTAGGCTGTTTGATCCATAGGGGCTTGATCCAGTAGTACTAGACCACTGTTGAAAACTGTTGGTACATCTATACCAATTTTGACCGTTAGAACTACCAGGTAATCCTGCAGTTGGAGTATTGCCGCCAAACGACTGTGTGCCTGCCGAACTTAGTATTGATGTCCATTGTGTAGCCTGGGTGGTAACCAGTGTAGTGGCTGTTCTTGAGGCAGAGATTCTAACTAATCCGCCACTGTTAAAGAAATGTCTCGCTTGATTAGCGGTAGCAAAAGTTACTGTTATAGTACTAGAGATCAGACTGTTCCAAGTTGATCCGTATGTTCCTGGCCAACTTGTAGATGCTGATCCAAAACTCTGTGTAGCAGATTGGCTGCCTGCAACTGTAAATTTATTACTAACTATGGTATTTGCTATGGTATCATAGGTAGTAACCGGAGCATCTAATGCACTAAATCTAACAGAGTCACCTTCTAGTACTGTTACTGGTGCTGGATCTGATCCGAAAATATGCCTATAGGAGTTAATGATGTCAAATCGAAGATTGGTGTACTGCCCAACTGTAACTTTGGTTCCTTCTGCTACTGCGGAGCTTTGAAGAATCTGACCCCATCCAGAATCTATATTACCAACTCCCAACACATTGGCAACTTTGTTTCTGATAGAATTATAATCGGATTCTCTTATTGTGTCATTAACAGCCATGAATGTCTTTGAAGTTTATCATGTATTTACAGCATTAACTACCTGTGATTGCTGAAAGTGAATATGTTGGACTTGTAATGGTAAATGTGCCTGATGGTAGCAAACTACCAGAAGCTTTGAGTTCATCTACTGCTATAGTCAATGTGCCGTCGACCAAATCTCCAGGAGGAGGAGACGGTTCTGGACCTGGGTCTACATAATTATCAGCAAGTGTGACTTTTAAAAATAACTGAGTGGCTGTTCCTGCGCTGTTGTTGGCCACATTAGTTTTGGCCTCAAGTTTAAAGGTATTGGCACTATATGGTGAAGACGCTGAACTTTGAAAATAAATTTGGTAAGCATTAGTTAGTGTATAATAATTTACCGTAGGGTCTGTGTCTGCACCAAATGATCTAGTGGCTACAGAGTTTAAAAAATTTACCCAAGCGTTGTATTGTTGAGTCGGTGTTCCGCCGGTTAAAGTAGTTGTAAATCTCATCTTACTACCACTGTTAAAGAAATATCTTGCTTGATCGGCAGATGCAAAAGTCGCTGTAAGGGTAGCTTCGCATAGAGTCGACCAAGAGGTTGATCGAATTTTAGAATCAACAACAGTAATTACTGCTTGGCTGGCATTTATTTGAAATCTATTAGAATCTGCAGTTGCTAATAGGGTAGCATAATTGTTGTTGGGAGCAGACGCACCATAACCTATTACATCCCCCGTAGTTACAGTCACAATGCCGGCAGGAACTACGCCGTCTTGATGTAACCTAATGCTAACAATATCATATCTCAATGCATCCCATTGTGCCTTTGTGATTGTGTTACCAACAAATACATCTGCGCTCTGCACAGCCTGGCCATATCCTCGACCGGCTATGCCTGTTCCCAACAAACGTTCTGCTGTGTCTTGTATAGCCACATAGTCTGAGGCTAAAATATCTGTGCCTGAGGCTGCCATATTATAATACCACCGATTCTATAAGTTTAACATCTTCGCTGTCACTGCTTTCCATAGCAACGGCAAAAGTATCCAATCTATCTTGAGCAACTTCTGCACATCCCCAATTGCCAGCAACTAGTCTATCACCTTTACGCACTATCCCTTTGACCTTGATTGGCACCCGCCCTTTCAAGGCCACATATATTCCGCCTTCTAGTTCGCTGTTCATCATGATCGCTGGATTTTTACTGATAACTCCTATGGCCAGATCACCGTAGGTAGATGCCGTTACTTCAGCAGCACCCCCTACTACCATTACTGTGCCTACTTCATATTCTGCATCAGCAAGGTATTTTTCAGCCAAATCAGCATAACGTGCAGAGGTAGCAGTACCCTGAAAAAGATTAGCAGTAATATCACCGCTAGAATTACGTGCTACTATGCTATAGGCAGTAGCTGTTAGCTTTGCAGTTCTGTATTGAGTGCTAATTGTAGCACCATTCCATGTTGGGTCCACTACGGTTCCACTAGCATCAACAAACGTTCTGTCTGACTTATCTGTAGTACCGATAAATTGATTAGCAGTTATATTACCGGTAGAGTCTCTAACTGTAATTGTAGCCAGTCCTGATCCAGAAATAGTCGTTGACGGTAATAGACCAGTTAACTGTGAAGCAGTTGTTGCAGTGGCTGCTGAACCTGTGCAGTTTCCTGTTAGTGTACCGATTATAGACACACCTACAGCGCCAATCTGTTTGGTAACTGAATTGACCAGTATTGTGGCGTCTGAAGCCAGCACATTTCCAGTATGTGCTCCTGCAGTTGCGCCGGTAACATTGCCTGTTAAATTTCCGGTAAACGTAGCAGAATATACATTGTTCCAACGAGATACAGGAACACCTAAAGTGTAAGCATTATCATTGCCGGGCTGCAGGCTGGTGCTGTTGATTACTGCAATATCACGTTCATCTGTAGTTTCAACAACTGTAATTCTAAATGTTATAGGATTTCCTAGACGATTTTCGACTATTACTTCGTCGCCACCTTCAATCCGAAGTCTAAAATCATTACCATCTCCTACTGAAAGTCCTGGATCTCCAAACGATACTTCACTGGTAAATGCATTTTCTCCCTGCTTTATATATTGATCTGCAGTAAATCCGCCAAGGCGAGTTGCATTGCTTGCTGTACCCCACATCACATAGTCATCTGTGCCTATACCGGACTGAGACTTAGCCAACGTAAAACCTTTCTTGATCACTGTAAAATCGTCTATGGCATTTTGTGCGTTGTCAAGAGTGAAAGCTGTTTTACTAAAAATTCCTATGACCTTATCATCAGCTATAACTTTGAGTATGGTGTGTGGCCCTACCGCTGTGCCTACCGTGCCTTTCACCACTGCTGCACTTACAATCGATGATCCTAGATCTGGGCTAGCTTCTGGTCCTATAAGTGCAAAATCTGCACCAGTCCATGCATATAGCTGTTTAGCCGCAGAATCCCACCAAAAATCACCGGTGCTTAACCCGCTGGGTGCGGTGGTGCTAACTTCTGCTCCGCCTGCCAATTTAAATCGTGAGCCATCATAAAATTTTAATTTTTTGTTAGCACTGTCAAACCAAATTTGACCAGTAACTACCTTGGGTGGAGCAGAGGTGTTGGCAAAGTTTTCCAAAAGATGCAGGAAATTTTCATTCTGTACTTCACCATACCCTGCATAGTTTTTACCTACAAAACGCAGATCCGATGTGGAGTCAATAGTACCATCTGCTACAGATACAAAAAAAGCTCCATTAAATTTGTCTACTTGATATGCCATTATAATACTCCACTATTTTATATTTATAGATTCTTAATGATATGCCTATGTTGCCGCTCTCGTTAAGATCTTCCTACCATTATTTCGATTTCTCCTAATTCTTCATGAAAATCTTCCAGAGCTTTACCTATAATCTGTCCCGCTTTTGGTTCTAAATTTCCACAAGATCGAGCATATCCTTGTCCCGCACTGATCATAATATCGCCTTTCCGGATTCTACCCACTACTTTACAAGGAACACGCCCCTGAAGAGCTACGGCTACAACAAATGCACCTGTGCATGCACTGTTCATAAGATGTGCAGGTTCAGTACTTACTATTCCAGCTACGGCTGTGGTATCTACAGAAGCCAGCGTAACTTCAGTTGGTCCGCCTATCATTAATACAGTTCCTGCTGAATAGTCTGCATCAGCTACATAGTTTTCTGCAAGGTCACTATAACGAGCTGCGGTGGCAACCCCCGTGAATACATTTGCAGTAATATTACCGTTACTGTCTCGAGCAGCAATGCTGTAAGCCGAGGCCACAAGTTTTGCAGTTCTGTATTTGGTACTGGTAGTGCTATCATTCCACACAGGATCTGTCACAGTATTCGTAGAATCAATAAATGTTCTATCTGTATTATCTGCTGTACCTTTAAATTCATTTGCGTAAACTTTGTTAAATCCTCCGAACAACGGAGACGGAAATCCAATATTTGTTTGTCTAGCATCGCCTGATATTATTGCTGGAGCATTATCAGCTCCATAAGAAAGAGCTGTCGAAGAGTTAACGAATGAAATATCAGGACCACTTGGCCCCATATCAAAATTTAGAGTACCTGTGCTGGATCGTATAGTGGGCACTGTGGTAGAGGCAACAAACATTCTTAATTGCCCAGCACTACCTATGTTGACTCCGCTGTCATTTACATTTAGATCGATCAGCGTTCCTACCTGTTGGAGGCTGGACTGAATTACTGTGGCATTTAAAATAGCACCTGTTAACGTTGTTGCTGCTGCTGGCACCGTGATGTCACTGGTACCGTCAAAGTTTACACCGTTTATTTTTCTCGCTGTTTGTAGTTGAGCTGCGGTGGAAGCATTTCCTACTGTAGAGCCTATAAATGAATTGGCCTGTATCACATTAAATGTACTGGTGCCAGTTGTAGCAGTCACATTACCGGTTAGGTTGCCTACAAAATTAGCATCAATAGTACCAGCTGAAAATCCACCTTCGGAGTTTCTGGCCACCACTTTGCCTATTATATTTGACGGTGTTGCATCAACAGCCCAAGTGGTTGCTGAACCGCCATCAAAATCTGAACCTGTGATGTAGGTGCCTTTAAACAGTTTGTTGGTCGTGGATGATTTTACTGTGATATTTTGTTGGCCGTCAAATCCTACGCCATTTATAGTTCTTGATATGCTAAGTCTATCTGCACTAACAGAATTACCTGTGATATCACCTTTAACTTTGGCTGTAGATGATAAATTAATACCTGCGATTAAACTGCTGTCAAATCCTGCAACTGCCGAACTGGCATTAATATTAAATGCTTCTGCAGTGATAATAGCTACGGGATTATCATTGGTGGTCAATATGATGACTGGTTTAGCAGTTCCTAAAGTGTTGTCTAGCGTTGTGGATCTGGCTTTGGTAATTCCAAATCCTGCTACTGCTTCAGCACCAATAAACACCCATTGATTTCCGGTGTATACCTTTAATTGATTAAGTGTGGTGTCTAACCATAGAGCTCCTGCATTGGGGCCTAACGGGGCTGTTGTGCTTAGAGTAGCAGCACCTATAGGGCTCCATACGTTTCCGTCGTAGGCATAAGCCAGTTTGGCAGTGGTGTTAAACCAGACCTGTCCCTGTAAAGGTCTCGATGGTGGAGATACATTAGCAAAATTTTCCAGTAAGAACACAAAATTTTCATTCTGAGTCTCACCGTAGCCTACGTAATTTCTGCCAACTAGGCCTAGACTAGTGGAAGTATCAATAGTTCCATCTTCTAGAACTAGTAACTGCGCTCCACTAAATTTGTTTACTATATAGGCCATTTATGCCGCTCCTGTATTCATTATGGTGGTAAAGTTGTATCTGTCTGCCATGCCCATGCACCGGCCACTATCAAGAATGTTTTGATAATTCTTGTGGTCGAAATACTTGCTGCTGTAATGTTTGCTGTAGGGAATGTAATACCAGTAACAGCTTGAGCAGTATTAAAAAGATTATCTATAACAAAAGGATTTGTACTAATGCCGGGAGGTAACGCATTAATAGACAACGAAGTGCTAGAATTACTCAATAAGGTACACAATATCCTTGCATAAGTTCCATTCCTGAATTCAGCTACTGGTGCAAGATTATTTAATATATTGTTGATAATGTATGTATTAGATTTTCCATCAGACAGATCCATGCTAAACACCAACGGTCTTAATTCAATGGTGTTGTCTACGTATTCTTTTGTAGCAGCATCCTGTTGTCCCACTGGATCTTGCATGCCTGTTATTCTAGGAGAACCGATCAATGCTACGTTTCCTGAGCCGTCTGGCTCAAGTTCAATATCGAAATTCGTAGATAGTGTGCTGATCCTATGATTTTCAAAGCGCAGTTGGGCCACAGGTGGCAGTCCCGGACCAACGTTGATAACATTTAGTGTACCAAAAGATGTAACTCCCGGAATGCTGGTAATTGCAGATCCAAGACTGTTTCCATCAATTACTTTCACTCCCCCTATCTGTAACTGTTTACCTGTTGCTAGATTTACACTCTCACTGACATCGAATACTCCATCAAACGGAGGAGAAACCAAACTTCCAGTAGACCTGTATATGATAGTTTTATTATAAGAAGACGAATCATTGGCGTCGGCTCTAATAATAATTCCCGCACCGTTGGCTGTAGTTTCACTAGGTGATACAGTAGCAGCCAATGTAAGTGTTTGATCCTCTATAACAACATTTTCGGTATTAATTGTTGTAGTGGTTCCTTGTACTGTAAGGTCACCGCCAACTACGAGACTTCCTCCTAGATTCACTGTGCTATCAAGAAAACCCGAATACATATTTACTGAGCGTGTTACAGGTTCTATAAGGATAGCATTTTCTAGGTCAAGATTTTTTCTAACTCTTAAAAATAAACTTTTGTCAGTGGCAGAATTGCCTATAAACACATTTCCCGAAGTGACCGTGAGAGTTAGTTGACCCGCTGATCCGATAATGACTCCTGCATCATCTTGAATATTAATTTGGCCGGCAAAAGTGTTGCCTGTATCTGTTCGAGCATAGATAGTAGCTGCTGCACCTCCTAGTTGTTCTGAATTGGTACAGGTAACTCGAAATTTGATGTTGGCCAATGTGCCTGCGTTGAACCCAGGTTCTATAGTACCACTAAATCCTATAATAGCAAGTTTAGGTGTGAAACTGTCTTTAGAAAAAATCCCCAACAATATGCCGTTGTTATAAAGATAGGTAACAATTTTAGTCTGATTAAGAGTGTCGAGTATACTGGCAACTTCTAATCCGCTTTTACCTTGGATCGTGGAATATGCTGGTCCAATTAGTATAGGCAGGTTGCCATCGAAGAAATATAATTGCGCACCTATATCATCAAACCATAAATCACCAATAGATAGAGTAGCAGGCTGTGAACTGGAAATAGTTGCAGAGCTTACAGGAATAAATGTCGTACCATTGTAAACCTTAAGTTTATTTTCTGCACTATCGAACCAAACTTGACCTTTGACTGGATGCAGAGGGGCAGTGGTACTAGAAAAATTTTCTAGAATTTTAACAAGATTTTCATTAAACGCTTCGCCGAATCCACTGTAGTTTTTTCCGATAAGAGTGATGTCAGTAGATAGTGTATCTATTTGTCCATCTGCTACTGTGGCTACAATAGTTCCGTCTGTTTTGTTTATTTGATATGCCATTCTGTTTCTCTAATTAAAATAACGGTGGTCCAGATCTAATAATGTAATTTATTGTTAGAAATGGATTCATAATACCAATTGGAGTACTTGTTGTTGGAACGCCTAACATGTCTCCAGTTCTTTCTAAGTACTGTGCCTGTCCAGGAGCAGTAGGCCCTAGCCCGGTAGTTGCTAGTGGATCTATTGTGGTTGATACAAATACAGCTTTATAATCTTGATTTCCAGAACTTAGAGTGTGTCGATGTTGTGGTAAATTAGCCGGAATTAATGTGGCTGAACTTGAGCCGGCATCTCCACCAAGAGTAATGGCTTTTACGTCTGGTACACGACCAGCAGTGCCTCCTCCTCCATCTATACCACCACCTATTGCTAGTGGCACTGTTCCTGCATTATCCATATTATCTTTGCCTAACGCAAATCTGCCTCTTAAATCTGGTAATCTAAATGTAAGAACCCCAAGCAAAGGAGATGCTCCATTATAGATAGGCCCAATAACATCAAATAACGCCTGAAACTTGGTTCTTTCAACTTCCGAGCCATCGCAGAATAAAAATCCATATGGGGCTATAGCTCCCGCATAAGGTATAATACCACCAATTGGAATTCCCATATCCCCTACGAATGCATCTCTAGTTTGTTTTAGTAGACCTGACGATGCCAGTGATGCGTCACTACTTCTGTAGGTTAATACAAAATCAGTTGGTTTTGAGGTGAACGCTTCAATTTTATTAGCAATAATATTAGCAGTCAATGAAGTATTGAACACCTTAATATAGCTGCCTAGCTGACCGTCAAACTGTACAGCTGGACTTGCTACATCTCCTGTCATTTGAAAACTAGTTACGTTGGAAAGAGCAGTAGCAGTGTTAGCATTACCACTGATGTTTCCAGATAGCACACCTTCTATAGTATCTGCTATAACAGTTTTAGCTCTTATAGTTCTCCAACGTTTAGTAGCTGTCCCAAGATCGTATAAATCGGTATTCTTCGGTAGTATGAGATTGGTCTGTGAAACGCCAGTAATATCAACACCATCACCTACCAATAAATTTTTAGTAACTGCAGCACCTCCGGCAGTTCTAAAACTTCCATTATTTAAGTTTGTGCTTGCAGAAATATTAGTTACTATCACTGAACCAGTGAGTGTCAAACTACCGTCAATGTCCAAGGCTTGGCTAGGAACGGCTTGATTGATTCCTACTTTGTTGTCTACTACCTTTAGAATCGTAGATGGAATGCCGTCTCGATTTAATTGAATATCTATAGAACTGCCTGCAGCACTATTATATATTTTAGCTGCTGTGGCTGTTGTTCCAATATTAAATGTTTGATCAACCCCAACTGTAACACCATTGTTATTTCTTATATTAAATGCAAAATCTGTGGTATTGATTGTGTCAGATCTTAAGAATTTTGAAGATTGAATTATTAATCCACCCACAGTCAAACCATCGGCTGTAGATGCTGGTCCAAATAGTGTTGGTTCAAATCCGCCCGAAAATTGTGCTACTTCAACCGGAGTGCTAGGATTAGCTATGTTTATACCGGAACGAATAACATCAAATCCAGATATCAGTATTTTAGGTGTAAAACTATCCTTGCTAAAAATAATTACCGGTATATCTGCAATATAAAATGTAAGAACGTATCTATCAATATTATCTGAGTCTGAGATCTTTTCAATTACAGGACCATATCTCAATCCGCCCACCGAGCTTTC